AATCCACTTACAAACTTCTCCATACCACTACACATCTCTAAAGGCCATTCTTGGTCTTCGTAAACGATTTTTGCGTTGATGTTTTTACCATCGATATCCATTACAATACTAAAATCAACAACCTGTCCTAAGATATTATTGATTTCATTTTCAATAACTGGCATTGCTTTAGAAATTAATTCGTATGGAACTCCATCACGCTTAACTGCATCTAAATAATAGGTGTATAGGCGGTTCTTTTCTTCCAAATCCTTAACTTCATTCATCTTAGATTTAATACCTTCTATAAACGATTCTAATGAAGAAATAGAGCCATTCAATCCAGCTATATCTTTGTTAATAGATTTGATTTCTAATTCAATCTCACCCTTAGTTCTATTTAACCCATCAATAACGGATTCTATTTGTTTGTTACGTTTAATAGTATCTTCATTATCGTGATACTTTTGGATATCGGTATTTACCTGCTCCAATTGAGTATCATATAATTGTTTTTGAGTTTCGAATCCGTTTAATTCAGCAATTGTTTTTTCTTTAATTACAATTGCTTTTTGGTATTTGGATTTTAACTCAACTAATTCATCCCATTGTTCTTCTACATCTGCAATATATGATGCCTGTTGAATTAATGATTGATGCTTGTTTCCTAATTCTTCCAATTTATCTTCTTGCTCTTCTACTTTAGATTTGGTTTCTAACGCATTTTTTACAAACACATTATTCATACAAAACTTACAATTTGGGTCATATTCGTGTTGTTCCAAATGTGAAAGTTTTTCTCTATTAGATTCCAAAGATTGTTCTAATAATTGAATCTGATGTTCGGTTTCATTTATCTCACTTTTATATTCATCCCATTCTTTTTTTGCATCTTCAATTGGTTTACCATTTATAATTTTATGTTCTTCAATTGATTGGGATATTTCTGTAATCGATTTAGTATATTCTTCCAATTTACCATTCTTACTTTTTTCTTCGGAAAGAACGTGTAGAATATCAAATCCAATTTGATTCTTTTTCTTTTCTAATTTTTCTAAATCCAAATTAACATCTACTGGCACCAACTCTTTTGTTAATCCCAATATTCTATTAGATAAATCTCCTACATCATTTGTTTTTGTTTCTAATTCTTTTTCTTTACCTCTTAGTTCTGATTTCTTAGTTTGCTTTTCTAAACCCTTTTCAGCCAACTCTGTCGTAAAGTCGGTTTTCTTAAAATTTTTGATAAGTACCGATACTTCTTTAATATCTTCGGTTGCGGTTTCATATAATTTATCGAATACATTCAATCCCATAAATTGTGCTAATAAATCCTTTCTCTCCGATTGTGATTTATCAATAAAGATTGAGTTATTACCTTGTAATGATAATGCGGTCAATACGAAATCTTCATACTTACCAACGTATTGTTCAATTACGGCGTTTGTATCTCTACGTTCCGTACCATTTAAAGACGTTGTAACTCCACCTTCTTCTTTCCAAAATTGTACATCTACTTTAACGTTCTTACCTTTGTTAATAGTTTTAGCAGTTCTTTTGATAAAGAAATCCATTCCATTAACTTGGAAGTGTAGCTCACATTCGAAATCAGATTTACGATTATTCATAATGTTTTGAGCTTTGAATGCTCTACTACTCTTATCGTATAAACAAAATGAAATAGCATCGAATAAAGAAGATTTACCCGCTGCGTTTGGCGCAAATAACCCCATCAATCCTCCAATCTTTTGGAAATCAATTTTGTTTTTTTCACCATATGAAAACATATTACTGAATGTAAACTTAATAGGTTTCCAATGAATATTTCTATGTACTTCCTCTTGTGTTATTCTACTATTGATATCTCTATTGATTACTTCCAATCCATCTAAGTCGGTAGTAGTTGTAAATGGCATCATTCTTTGAACATAATCTCTTATCAATGTGTTTTGATGATTGATATCGGTTACATCTTCAAAATCCAATTTACTTAATCGGTTTCCAGTCTTTTGCTTATTAAATGAGTCAGTTCTGATAATTGTGAAATCATCTACCCCATATCTCATTTTAATTTCAGTAATTACTTTCTTTGTATCAGCCGTATCGGTATTTGATAAACGAACTCTTAAACGAGGTTTCTTTGGCATATCCGTTACAATTGGAACTACACCATTATCAACATCTAATGTATAATAACCATATTCATTTGGAATATCAATTGCTTCGTATTTCAAAGATGGCACATCCCAAACTAAAAATCCATGTCCATTTAAACTTTCACCAAAATTTTGTTGTACCAATGAACCGGCATAAACTACTTTACATCCGCTTGGCGAAATCATAGTTTGTCTTTTGTGAATATCACCCAACAATGCTAAATGATATCCATCAAACATATCAGTAGTGAAATGTCTACTACTAACCACATACCCTACATCCGTTTGAGAATTATCAACAGGTCCGTGGAATAATGCTATCTTTTTATTTCCGAATAATGTATCGGCTTTTGGCCAGTTTTCTTTTTTATCAAAAATACTAAATACGGCGAAATCTACACCACCAATGGAATATACTTGCGTATCTTTAAGATAATGGAAATTTTGCAGGTTTAAAGCCTCTACAATAGGTGATAAAACATCCAACCTATCGGAGTTATTCATATTACAATCGTGATTACCCGCAATAAGGATTGTTTCACAATGTTTAGAACATTCAGTAAACAACCAACTAATTTCTTTCACCAATTCAGGTGACATTTCTAATTTAGCATGCGCAATATCACCTGCTAAATAAATAATTGAATCTTCCGTACCTCTTTGACGGATTTCTTCAAACATTTTTTCAAACACTTGTCTATACTCTTTGTGTCTTTGTACGTTACGAATATGAATATCCGCAATATGGTAAATTCTTTTTAAACTCATAATGAATTTATTTTGTTTAATAATAAATCTTCTGATGAAAACTCTTTAGTTTTATTTAATTCTTCGTAAAATTTTTCATAACCCATTTCCGATGCATCTTTGTCTCTAAGATACATCATCTTTACATTAATTCCATTTTTTCTGAAATAATCAGCTGCTTTAAGTGCTTCGTTGATTGCATCGTTATCTAATGAAATTACAATATCACTAACCCCACTCATAAAGATTTTCTCAACCAATTGTTTAGATGGAAACTTACCTAAAAGTGGAATTGCATTTCTTTTAATTGTTATAGCATCAAATACACCCTCACAAAGTATAATTGGTTCATTCCAATTTACTTGCGATTCAAAACAAATTATGTTTTTACTAATTGGTGGATTTTTGTATTTCATTTTCTCTTCTGAATAATAAGAACGAGAAATAAAGTAATTTAGTGAACCATCGGAATTATATGATGGGATAATTACTCTGCGTGAGTACAATCCTTCTTTGCAATAACCGATATTATGTTTAATAATATCTTTTATACTAATACCTCTTTGATTTAAATAATGAATAGCATGTTTGTATTCAGGATTAAATCCTTTTGGTTCTTCTGCTAAACTAATAAATTCTTTTGGAAGTTGAATGAATACTTTTGTTTCGGCATCTTCTTGCTGTGGTGTCCAATTGCTATCGCCATAGATTTCTCTAATAAGAGATATAGTTTTTCTATCTACATCTAATTTACGAAGTAAAGATGTCAGTTTTTTACCACCACTATTACAAGTCCAACAATGCCATTTTTGAGTTTCGGTATTAACTTGTAGTTTTGGTTTGTGGTGATTACAAAAAGGACAGTAAAAAGCTAATTCATTACCCTTTAGAGTAAGACCGCTACCCAATACATTAGTAAGGGCAGTAATTACCTTATTTTTATCATTGCTACTTAACACAAACCAAATATACGACAAATATTTGAAATTACCAAATTTTTATGGTTCTAAAAACCATTCTTCTGGTATTTCTTTATCTGCGTATTTGTAACCATTCTTTTCACACCACATTCCGTAGGTGGTTTTAGAATTTTTGGTGATTTTGTTCTTTGAATTGGAGAATACGAAACGAATATCCAAATTTGGATGTTGTTCCTTTACCAAAAGATGCTTTTTACGGTCTGCTGCAACAAACCTACCTTTGGTTTCGATTATGATTCCATTTGGTAACCTAAAATCAGGATTGTAAGTATGTTGAGAAGCAGGTATAATATAAGCCACCTTTTCGGATTCATATTTAACCTCAATTCCCTTACCTGCGATTTGATTGGAAATATTTTCTTCAAGACCGGATTTGAATCCATACTTTTTAGCAACCCATTTAGGGTTGGACTTTTTTGTAACTTTTTTTGGCATTAAATTATTATTTCTTTACTGAATCCGAGTATTTTGGAGAAGAAGTAACTTCACCACCTCTACCTGTTTTGAATTTTGCAGCAGTTAACACTTGGTCATCTACTTTTTTCAAATCGTTTGTAGTGTATGGAGTTTTAGCGGCAATGCCTGCTTCGAATCCAATTTTATCAACACCTAATGATGCTTGAGCTGATTTGTATAAATCTAAAATCTTTGACATAGTTTCTATTCTTTAATATAAATATAAGTTAAGTATCAAAACGTACAATAAAGTTTACAGGTAATTCCGGGTCTGATTTAATTGCTTGTGGAAGTTTAGCCACAGCTACTAAATCACAATTATCATCGTATAAACCTATCGTTGTTATAAATGGTGCTAAGAATGAGCCTGTTGAATCTACCGAACCACTTGCTTCCCAATGTTCAAATCCAGCTTTAGCGCTTCCCGTAGTGCCGCTAAATCTATAATCTAAAACATCTCCGTTTTCTAATACGGATTTTTTACGAATATATTTAACGCCTGGGTTTGTAGTTGTTTTGTATATTTTACCATCGGAGCCTGTTATATATTCTTGCACTTTTCCTACTTCTACTACGGCTGATGGGTTTTGTGAAATATTAAATTCATCTGGTTGAACTATTAATAAGAATTCGTTTTCATAAATAGTTTCGGTTGATTTATAATCTAAAGTCCAACCGCTATTTAATCTATTTGCCGCATCTCTTGTCAATACTATTAAACCTTGTGTATAGAATACGTTACCTATTTTTATACCCTGCGCTGCTTCTGGTAAGAATGGCAAATCATCTACAATTAATACACCGGATTGTATATCGTATGATATCAATTGTTGGAAGTATGTATCACCTTGATATATAATTTCTATTTCTTCATTTTGAATATCAACGAATACAGTTGTTGGATATGGAGATGAAGCACTATATTGAGTATTAATATAATCTACAAAATTTACTTCATTTGTTTGATTATCTATTAATAATACAACTACACTATCTCTCGGGTCTTGTATATTACCATATCCATCATCAACATAAGTTGCGGATGAATCTATTAATGTAACAGAAAACTTTTTTATACCTTCACCAACTGCTATTTGTGGAATACTGATTACTTTTGCGTAATCTTCAAAATATCTTTCTTTTGCTAATGTAGCAGTTTCATAATAATTTCTTTTAGAACCAAATCTCATAAATGGATTATCTTCTAAACCATTATAAAACTGAGCTCTTAATTGTCCGTATATAGAATTTTTAGGATATAGTCCAGATAATTCCGATGAACTGATATTTGCTTCTAATAAATCAATTTCAGTAGAACCACTAGAAAAACTCCACTCTTTATAAGCCTTAAAAGGTCTTATACTAATATCTGATTTTGGTATTCTTTTTAACATATCACATATAAATATCTTTGAAACTAAAAACCCAACTTTTTGGAGTTGGGTCTAGCCTATACATTGATAGTTCGGTATAAGTTACTCTCTGATTAAAAGTCTAATTTAACCTTAATTGCAACTTCCTTATCAAATGATTTCTCAATTGGTTTAGATACCTTTGCTACTGCTAATAATTCGTTAGCATCATCGTAAAGACCTACAGTAGTAATATACACTTTAGGGTCTCTTTCAAAAGTAGATTGAACAAATTGACCAGTTGAGCCGGTTACAAATGTTGGGTTGTTTGAGAAATTGAATTCTCTATTGTTAGCTCTTACGAAATAATGTGAAGTAGAAACGTTTTCAGTTCTACGAGCTTGGAAATCTTCTCCTTTTTTAAATGCATCAAATAAATTGTGCATATTAGTTACGTTACTATATGTGTTAGCTGCTGATGCTGAAACAAATGTTGTTCCAACTCCTGCTCTAACAGCCGAAGGATTTAAAATGATAACACCTGCATCTGGGTAAAATAATCCCCATCCTAATCCGTTTGATGCCGTTACTGAATTGATTGTACCTTCGTTGCCAGTACCAATATTCAATGCACCACTAACCATATTAAATACTCTACCACTTGAACCAACAGTTTCAGTTTGACCTGAATCATCGATTAATGTTATCAATCCTGCTGAACCTGATAAATCGATTTGGATATTACCTGGGTCTAATTTTTCTTTGTATCTAGCTCTATTAATGTTTAATGCGTAGAAATGCTCTAAATCGTGTCCACCTTCGGTAGAACCATTATAAACACTAAAGTATGTATCACCACCATCTAATAATAAGTTTCTCATTTGAGAATAGATAGCTTTGGTTGCTAAAGTTGAGCTATCAGTTTGTGATAATGTTGGTACACCACCTCCACTAATATGTGCATATGTAATAGAAAACTGAACTTCAGCTGATGCTGATGTATAGTGTTCGTTGTAAACATCTAAGTAATATTTACCACTTACCGATGAACTTTGCTCTGATGATGAATAGAATGCGTTCAAAGAACCTGCATCACTACTCCAAATACCAGAAGTTACAACTTCGGTTCTATTTGTTACTTTATCAATAGCACCAAACTTTTTGTAAATACCATTTGTTACGGTAGTTACATCGGCACTAATTTGTTCACCTTGTCCTAAGAATTGGTTTACGATGTTTACTAATTCGTTTGTATCAACGGGAGTTCCTGCGGTGTTAGCTGCACCTGCTAAGTATTGTGATAAATTACTTGCTAAAAGGGCTCCTCTATTGTCTCTTATTACTGCCATAGTTTATATTATTGAACGTAAGTTACTGTCACTGGAATTGTTTGTGAACCACCCGTTTCGTTACCATAAACAGTTATAGTTGTTTTGATAGTCGAAGTTAAAGATGGGTTTGGAATAAATTTGAAAGTTAATCCCTTTGCAACTGCTGCAGTTGCTGATACATCATCACCAATAAAAATAGGTACAGTACCAACATCCGCTGTTACACCTTCACCTACAATATCACCAGCGTTTTTATTTGATAATACAATTGTATATCCTAATCTTCTATTTCCGGCAGGAGATGTAGTTGGAGATAATGAAACCTCACCACTTCTTTGATTAACTGCTACGTTAGGAACACCAAATTCTACAACTGGGATTCTTGTAGTATTTTTTGGAAGTGTTACAATTTTGTATTTCATCACCTGAGTCTCATCAGGGGATGCTTCTAATACAGGCATATTTTTGATTGCTGCATCATAATAAGCCGAACCCAATGGATGTGATGGCTCATATAAAGAGTAATCAATTTCATCGTCTGCTAAAGCAAATTGGGTAATATTTAAACCCAAGCCTGCTGCTAATTTTTCTCTACCTTTTTTAGTAAGAATTGCATCAACTGTCAATTCATTATTACTTAAATATCCCATAGTTTTTTAATTATCTTTGTTTATAAATATAAATATTTTAAAATTCCGTTATTCTACTTCTAATATCGGTTCACTTGCATCTCTACCTGCTTTATTTACTCTTAATGTGTTTGGATTTGTTAAGAATGTTTCAACAGGCGGTGTACCATCTAATGTAGTTGCTGCAGTATTTTTTGAACCTTTATAGAATGAATTTTGTAATCCTCTTGTCAAATCCGTTGTGTTTCTATAATGCGTTGGTAAGTATCCATTTAATGGAATTACTTTTACATTTGCATTTGATGATGTTAATGCGGATGAGCCAGAAAATGGTTGTATATTTAATTTTGTTTCAACATAAGTGTCAGTTCCAACTTTATTGTAAAGTCCACTAACACC